GAACTGCGGAGCCTTGGCGATCTCATCTAAGAACACGAGGATTGGTTTGCTACCGTTGACGCCGAGTTGATTGTGCTTGGAAACACCGAAGCGCTCATTGGGTAACTCGCGTGAGATGCCGTTCTCGCGATCAAGGTCAGGCATCCACACCGAACCATCGGACAGTTGTGTGCAGTCGATTGGGTCGACCGCGATGTGGTTGGCAAACTTGGGCATGCGTTTGATTGCGTGGAACAACGCAGTTTTGCCGATGCCGTTCTCGCCCTCGACTATGACCGTTCTCTTGTCACCTACTGCTGAGATGAGGGATTGAACTTGTGTGAATGAAAGATAGTTGCTCATAATGTTTTCTCCTGATTAGATTGATGAATTGATGTGTAACACTTTGCCGTAAGTAGGAACGAACGAGTCGTTATCTACTATGCCCCACAGAGACGGCATTGGGGTATTGGGTGTATCGCATCCGAGGTAACCATCGGATAACCATACGATTGCTTTGGCATTGATCTTCTTCTCTGCCATGTATTGTGTAACGCAGTCAGGCGTAGTACCGCCACCGCCACTTGGTTTGAGGACGCCACCGATTTGGTCGTAGTCCATCGGCTTGAACAACTGCTCAGCGCATACCTCATCGTCCCACCATATCACGCGCACGCTATCGGGCTTGACGAGTTGGCAGATACGCGCAACCTCACCGAACAGTAAGCGATAGTGTGGATACATGGAGCCCGATGTGTCAGCCGCGATGACGATGTCACCCACCGACTCGGTGAAGTGCGAGGGCATGATGAACCCACTTGCGAGCAAGCGCTTGTTGGGAGGACTGAACCTAGATTGATCGTCACCCACACAGATTGCAGAGATGAAGTCTTGCAATGCACTGCGCCAGTCAGTCGTGCGCTCCTTGCCGAGTCCGAAGATGTCACGACCGCCTTTGCCCTTGCCCGCCATCTTACGAGCGAGCATCTCGCCTTGATGGTTCGCGTCATCGACTTGCTTGTTGATCTTTTCTATCTCATCGGGTGCGAACTCGCCATCCTCGTGTGCATCTATCGGCTCATCGTATCCGTCACCATCGCCATCCCCCTCGCGTTGCTCGGGTTCCTTGGCGCCGTTCTTGATGAGGTCATTGAAGACTTGTGGGAACGACCAACCGAAGTACTTGCGGTCAATGAGTAGTGTTTTACTAGGGCGCTCGACGAACGAGAAGTCGGGGTCCAACTCCTCGATGAGAGCGTTGACCACATAGTCGTGCGCGATGTTGGTGATGCGTGGATACTTGCGTGCCGTATCTCTGTGCAATGTGCAATGCTTGAGTGCAACGTGGAAGTTCTCATGCAATACAAGATAGCGCAGTTGCTTGCGGTTGAGTGGCTCGATGAACGCCGCACCGTAGTGCTTGTCTCTGCCATTGGTAGATGCCGTCTTGGTCTTCTCTTTGACCTCGGACTTGCCCATACATATCACGCCACTTAGTAGCGCATAGGCAGGGTGTCGCATGCAGTCAATGTTGACTGCTTGAACGCGTTGCGTCAGCGTCATCTTCTCGAAGCTCATAATGTTTACCTCTCTTTTGTTACTGTTTTTGATTTCATTATAACAGGGTTGTCAAGGGTTTGACAACCCCCTCGTTTACCCTAAAACTCAATAGACTTTGATTGAAGTTCGGGGGTAATCTTTCTCCACAACGAATTGTGGAATCTCTACCTTGTTGGACTTCTTGTCGAGCCCAATCGCGGGTAGTATCTTGGCGATCAATGACTTCTTGAATTCATCAGCCGTCACTTTCTTCTTGATCTCTGAGTAGTTAGCGATCGGTTGCGCTTGGTGCGCGTACATGTATTTGTATCTGCTACCGATACGCAAGTCCTCAGCGAACGCACGCTTAGATGCGAGGATGTCAAAGACCAACTGACCTATCTCAAAGAACACATCGAGCTTAGCCTGATTCGCGTCACCGTAGAGCAAGTCTTGAATCGCTAGCTTATGGGCGTAATCCAAGGACTTCCCACCGAACGGACTGCCGAGTCTTTCGTTGAGCGTTACGTTCTCGATGTACTCAGGGATACGCATCTGTGCCATCATGATATAGGTGTCGAGCTTCGCCAACGCATCGAGTCGCGCTTGCTTGTCCTCTTTGTTGGAGCGTAGGACATAGTGTTGCGTGTGCTTGGATTTGTTGAAGTCGATCTCACCATTCTTGACGTACAGGCGCAAACTGAAGCTCGCGTTCCTATCTGTGGTGAAGTCCTTGTTGTAAATGGGCACGACTCTAGACTGCCGTACACTAACGTCACCCATTTGTAGAACGTGCGACATAAACTGTTGCGATGTCTGACTGCTATGCCCCATGTACAAACGATACGCACCGCCATCTGCATCGAGTGGATAGTAGCGTGCCATCACTGTGTTGTAGAGAATGACATCGTAGCAAACCTCGCCATCGAATATGTTCTGCGCCATGCGGTAATGGTGCAAACGTCTGCCGTTGCGCGTGTCAATGAGTGGACGCTCATTGGGTTTCCATGAAGCCCCTCGCGGGGTTGGTGTGTTGGCGAAGTATGACTGCGCGGTGTGAAAGTCTGTGATTCTTGCACTGTTTCTAACTGAATCGTAGTATGACATTTGGTTTCTCCTTTGGGTTATTTAAATTGGGTTAATCGTGTGCTGAGTTCTGATGTAGGCAAGCGTCTCTCCATGAACGCCTGTGATATATGACTACGCATTTCAAGCTCCATGTAGTTACGCCATTGATCTAGATGCATTTGTAAGTCGCCCTTCATAAACTTATGTTGCTCTTTATTCGCGGCGTCGATTGCTATTCTCCTCACAGTTAGCGCAAGCTCATCGTCTATAAGCTTTAGCATACTCATGTTCGTAACAAACTCCTCCATCTTTTCAGTCACCTTTTCATCTACGTACGCCATGAGTATTTTGCGTATGGCTTCGTCCTCGTTCATGTTTATCTCCTTAGTTGTTAACGGTTACTGTGAATGAAAGATTGGCGAAGTGTTCGCTGAAGTCGTAGTCCGCGAGCGCCGCTTTGATTGCATCGTCAAAGTCATGGTCATTGATCGCATCGTTGACTGCTTCATAGATCTCACTGCTGAAGTCATGGTCACTGACCACGCTCTCGATGTCATCATCGTCTTTGTGGTTTTCGTCTGCGCAATGATTGTCGATCTCTTCGCGCATGGTTTCTCTCGTGAGTTCAAGAATACGTTTCTCAAAGCTCTCGTCGATCTCTTTCATAGTTGCATGGGCGGCGAGTACCTCGCCCACTTTCTTGTCGACTTGTTGGTCGATGTAATTGCTGAGCACTTTGGTGAGTGCGTTGATGAAATCCAAATTGATTGTGTCGTTCATAATAATCTCCTGTTAAAGTTAAAGTTTCTCAGTTGGGACGCCACACGAGCATGTCGAGGGCTATTACTATCAGCGCGAGTAGGAATACCACTCGCGAGACAATTTCGTATTTACTCTTCATTCTTCATCCTCCTCATAACAGTTTACAAAACGCATATCGCAGTCACCCTCCATGAACCTATTCCAAAACTCAGCATCTATCTGAGGCGTTGGCTCGTCCACGTCTGTGCCCATGATCTCTTTGTCATCTTTAAGCAAAACAAATCTATACATCTTCATAATTAACCTCCAAATATTTCTTTGTCTAAAATCTCGGTCTTCACCAAGCGGTTGCACGCATTGAGCGTGTACATGAACACATGAGTTAGCTCGGCTCTCTGCCTTGGGGGGAACTGCTCAATGTATTCGTGTATCTCGTCTAGCGTTTTGTCTGCCCACAAATCGCATCGTGGGATTGGGTTGGTTGCGATGTCGTACATAACTAATCTCCTATCTACTTACTACTAAAAACCCTTGACATGGAATACGTCAAGGGGGCTAAATGAATCCCGACAAGTTGTCGGGATTCAAATCTCTTTGATTTTGGGGCGGTAATGGCTGAGCCGAGGTTGCTTCAGACGCACCCGCTCGTCCAAGGGGATCTCACCCCACGCTTCACGCGTTTGCACTATGACCGTTCCCGACATTAACTCCGCCCAGTCTGTGTCTCTGTTGATACTTCGCGGGTTCTTTGTGTAGTCGAGTTCGATCTTGGCTTTCTGTTGGCGCAGAATCTGGGCATAGTTTTCAAAGAACTCAACTTGATGGGGCTTCTTGCTCACGCGCGCATACCGAGCCTGACGTTCGACCGACTCTATCTCATCTTGCATGGGCTTGAGCACATCGAATAACTCAGCACTCCATACACTGAGCCATCGGTTGCGCGTTGCAAGTGCGGACTCCATGCCCCTGTGTTTCTTTCGTTCGTCCAATATAAACTTGCGCTCGAACGCACTGATCTCACCACTCGTCACTTTGTTTTGTAGTTCTTTGGCGGTGAGTTGGTTCATCGGTCTACGCCTTGGTCTGCATGCACGGCACAATGATGACTCAATCGTCACCAAGTAATCGCCCTTGTAACCACGCGCCTTTGCTTCAGCGGGTGTGAGTCTGCGGTTGAATTCAGGCAGGAGCTTGATCTCTCTGCACTTTTTGCACTGCTTTCCTTCCATGATTTATCTCCAAGTGGGTAAGTGTGAGTACCATTATAACCACTAGACCGACAAGTGGGTGTGGGTTTAACCCGCATGAATACTAGCTTTTTTAATACTGTGTCCACCAAAAAACGATTTCCGTGAAAAAATGAACAGACAAATAGAGTCATACCCACTTACCCACCTTCTTATATATAAATATCTTTTTAATAGAATTATATGTATAGGTAAGTGGACCTTTTTTTGCCAACGCTAATAACCACGCGGGTTTGCTCGTGTCCAAATGTAGTACATCGGAGCGATAACGCATGACTGTGTTTTTTAGCAACACTTTTAGTACTTCTCCACAATACGTTGTGGAGAAGTCGAGTACCGACAACTTGTCGGTACTCATTTGAACAGTCTGAGTTGAGTGCACCCTTGCTTGAGTGTGTGCCAGTCGTCCATTGCTTCGCGAGCTTGGGCACGCAGTTGTTCTTTGTGTTTGCGGTACGAGTCATCGTTGCGCTTGAATAGCTCGGCTGAGTATTGGAGTTCGCGCTTGAGGTTGCGTAGCTTAGCCAGTTCTACCTCGCGGACTGTGTATTTGGAATTGCGGTTGCTCATGGTTTACTCCTCTGATTTGAATGTGTGAATGATTCGGCTGATTTGCATGCCGAGAATGAACGATGCGCCGATAGGCGCAAAGATGTAGAACAGTCCTGTGCCCATTTCCCACAGTATGTCGCAATGGATTTTGATTGCGAGAACGCACACTGCGGTTAAGAATAGCTCGGACAAGATGTATTTAGCTGACATGCTTTATTCCTTTTCTGTTGTTGACATGGCATCGGCAAAGCCGTTGTTATACCCAAGCCTGCGCGCTTCTTCGCACAGTTGCATGATGGATTGTGTGATGTCGATGCCGAGTTCTTCGGCTATGCGACATAGTCTTTGGTATTCTGTTTCCATAATTTTCTCCTGATTGACATGAAATGAAACAGCGCGCGAGATCCCCCCGCGCGACTGCGTGAAAAACCTCGCATCAAATTGACGCGAGGAAACGGCGTTGCTCTGCTTTGGTGAGCTTAGAGTATTTGTCAACGAGTTGCTTAACAACGTCAACCTTGTGTGTGCTTTTCTTCTTAGCGAATCCCGACATGATGTCGGGACTGGGATAACACACTTTCAAAACCCTCTGCATCGCGCGCTCTGCTGAGAGGTTGTTGAGTCTCGCGCCCTCGCGACCGTTGACGATCTTGCAAGGTGAGTCCTTGTGCTTGGCGTTGTGCCTTGCACAAGCCCAAGCCATTGCGTGTGGCTTGGCGTCAGACCTAGATGCAATACCGAGTGCCATCAGTCTCTCAGCGAATGAGAGTGTGCTTGAATCTGCCTCATCAAAGATGGCATAGATTTGATTAGTAGTTGCTTTCATAAACGTATCTCCAAATAAAAAACCTCGCGGACGGGCGAGGCAACCGATCGACTGGGCTTCCCCAACCGACACATCTATTGTACCACAACGTGTTACCTTAAAGGCTATACAATGTATAACTCGATTCAAATCTGAATACTTTAGACCCCACTACACCCCGACCCCCCGATTTTTGATGACGGTGGCATGGTGACCATGAACACTGTTCCATAACCACCCCCAATATTTTCGTAATACTTAATACCTACCCCCCACCATTACTATAAAAATTCCAAACAATCTTTGTCAAACGTTATACATATCCAGCCAAAAAAATGCCCCACGTCTAAGGTGGGGCCAAAGGTTTCTTTGCAAAAACCCAAAAGAGAAGTAGGCAACCGCTTGCGCAGTCGCCGTCAAGTAGTGTACATTAGCGTCATCGAGGTTGCAAGGGCCACGCATGTTTGAACACTTGGTGCAGTTTGAACCGGACATCACCCCCCGGAATGGAATGAAGAAGTTGGACGCTGTGACGCCCAATGAGATGCTGTCTGCGCAATATGCCACAGCAGAATGGTTGGAAGAGCTTGGTGTGGAATCCGATGACGAAGTGGTCAAAGAGCACGAAACACAAGCAGCGCGTAAGGCTTTCAACGTACTTACCACTTCGGCAGATACTGTAGAACAGAAGGCATCCCTTGCAGAACTCAAGACTCCAGAAGCAGTACGTCACATCACCGGCATGCTGACCGCTTACGATTGGGAGTTTGTCTCAATGGCCAAGGAGCTGAGGGGGTACACGGTCGCCAAGATCGTGGAAGAAACGAAATCCCCCAACGCCAATATCCGTTTGAAAGCTTTAGGCTTACTGGGCAAAGTCACAGAGGTTGGCTTGTTCACGGAGAAGATTGAGGTGAAGAAAGCGGAGATGAGCGACGACGAGCTCGATCAGCGCATCAAAGACAAACTCAATAAGTTCATGGACGTGGTGGACGTGCTGTCCAACAAAGAAGACATTCTTGACGTGGAGTTAAATGGACCTATCGAATCTCACGAGCCTGACGCCGCTTGAGGCCAAGCTCATCCAGAAGAATCTGCCCTACATGAGTAAGGCGGAGAAGCTGGAGCTTTTCGATGATTTAGATTTGCGCGAACGCCGCGCAAGACTTGCAGCCGCCAGTAATAACATTTTGGGTTTTGCCACGGTGGTCTATCCGGGGTTTAAGATTGGCCCGCACCACAGACGGCTTGCTAAGATATTTGAGGATGTGATTGCGGGAGAAAAGAAGCGCGTCATCATCAACATCGCGCCGCGTCATGGCAAGTCAGAGTTCAGCAGCTATTTGTTTCCTGCCTATTTCCTTGGCAAGTTCCCTGAGAAAAAGATCATCATGGGCACGCACACTGCGGGTCTATCCGAAGACTTTGGACGTCGCGTCCGTAACTTAATTGAATCAGAGGAATACAATGAAATTTTCCCTAGCACACAGATTGCGGAGGATCAGAAGGCGGCTGGCAAATGGTCTACTTCGGCTGGTGGTCAGTACTACGCAGCCGGTGTGGGCGGCGCTCTGGCTGGTCGCGGTGCTGATCTGTTTGTTATCGACGACCCTCATAGTGAGCAGGACGTAAAGACAAATAGTCGCTTGGCGTTTGATACCGCATGGTCTTGGTTCCAGACGGGTCCCTTGCAGCGCTTGATGCCGGGCGGGGCCATCATAGTGATTATGACAAGATGGTCATTGTTGGACTTGACGGGCAAACTGATTGATTACCAGACCAAGAATCCAGAGGCGATACCTTGGGAGATCGTGGAGCTGCCAGCCATTCTTCCTTCGGGTAAATCCCTATGGCCAGAGCAGTGGCCCATAGAATCGCTGGAGAAAACCAAGGCGTCGTTGGACCCTAAGTATTGGAACGCCCAGTACATGCAGCAGCCCACGTCTGACAATAGTGCGATCATCTCAAGGAAGCACTGGCGGATCTGGGAGCAGGATGAGCCACCAATGTGTGAGTATGTGATCCAGTCATGGGACACGGCGTTTGAGACCAAGAACAATTCTGACTTCTCCGCTTGCACAACATGGGGCGTCTTCTACAATGAAGAGGAAGGCAACAAGGCTCAGGTTATTTTGTTGGACGCGTTCAAGGATCGCATGGCCTTCCCGGAGTTGAAAGAGGTAGCGCTTAAACATTGGAAAGAGTGGAACCCCGATGCATTCATTGTGGAGAAAAAGGCTGCTGGAGCTCCACTTATACAGGAGCTCAGAAACATGGGGATCCCGGTCGAAGAGTTCAGCCCGTCACGGGGGAATGATAAGATGGTCAGGCTTAACGCTGTGTCTGACCTCTTTGCGAGCGGTACAGTCTGGGCGCCGGACACGCGGTGGGCCCGTGAAGTAATTGAAGAGGTCGCGTCATTCCCTGTTGGGGAGCACGACGACTTTGTGGACACAACGTCACAAGCATTGCTGCGCTATAGAAAAGGCGGCTTTATTAGATTAGACTCGGATGAGAAGGAAGATAACTTCCACTACCGTAGACGTGCAGCATACTATTGAGGATAATCATGGCAACAAGTAATTTCGACAAAGCTCTGTACCAAGCACCACAGAGCATGGAGGACGAAGGGGACGATACCGACGCTTTGGAGATTGAGATTGTCGATCCCGAAGAAGTCAACATCAAGGCCGGTGACTTAGAACTTCACATGGGCAAGGATGAGAGTGATGAAGATTTCGATGCCAACTTGGCCGAGACCATGTCCGGCGCAGCGCTGTCAACACTGGCAGGCGACCTGAACGGGGACATTGAACAAGATAGAG